GAAGAGCGAGCGTGATATCTTTGCGTTCCTCGGGTTGCGCTATGTGCCGCCTGAGGAGCGTGTTGATTCTCATCAAATTATTGTTGTTTAGACCTGCGGACATTTGAAACGGGCACCAGAGGTGCCCGTTTCATTTGATTCGCAGGTCAGGGCACGGCAAATCATATAAAATGGGCGCCGTAGGCGCCCATTTTAAATGTTTGCCGGTCTAAGTCCAGTCATTAGTGTATACGAGCTATTTGTTGGACCACAGTTACCGCCCCAGTTCTGAAAATTTTTTCCAATCTGACCCGGTGGGCAAGTGGACGCGTTCGCACGCTGACCTCCGCGACGATTCTTGCGGGTGTGTTTGTTTTTGCGAGTATTTTTACGCGTTCGGCGATTGTTTTTTGCCATCCTATATTGCATAAAGAAAAATTTGCGGCGCGGATTTAAAGTCGTTAGCATATTTATACACATACCATGTTGGCGTTCCTCTCTCTACTCGCTATCGCTGCTGCGTCCCCTTTCTCCGAGTGGGCGAATACCTTCAATCGTACATACTCGTCCGTGAGCGAGGCGGAGTACCGTGAGTATGTCTGGCACTCCAACCTCATCAAGGTTGAGGACCACAATGCTGCTGGTCACTCCTGGACGATGGCGATGAACAAGTTTGCCGACCTCACTGCCGACGAGTTTGCCGAGACTTACATCACGGGCGGCTACGACATGTACCAGGCTTACCGCCGCTCGTTCCCACACCGCAACTTTACTACGCCTGCCTTTGTCGCTCCTTCTTCCGTTGACTGGACGACGAAGGGTGCCGTGACGGCGGTCAAGAACCAGGGACAGTGCGGCTCCTGCTGGGCGTTCTCGACCACCGGCTCGGTTGAGGGAGCGTGGTTTCTCTCCAATGGTACGCTCGTCTCCCTCTCTGAGCAGCAACTCGTTGACTGCTCGTCTGCCCAGGGTAACCAGGGCTGCAACGGTGGTCTCATGGACTCCGCCTTTGAGTACATTATTGCAAACAAGGGTCTCACCACTGAGGCGAACTATCCCTACACGGCGCAGGATGGCACTTGCTCCGCTGCCAAGGCGAAGCAGGTGGCGGCGAAGATTAAGTCGTACACGGATGTAACGGTCAACTCGGAGCCAGCACTCGAGACGGCGATTGCACAGCAGCCCGTGTCGGTTGCCGTTGAGGCGGACCAGAACTCCTTCCAGCTCTACAGCGGTGGTGTTATGACGGCTGCGTGCGGCACCCAGCTGGATCACGGTGTACTGGCGGTCGGCTACGGCACGGACTCGGCGAGCGGCAACGAGTTTTGGAAGGTAAAGAACTCTTGGGGCGCTGATTGGGGAATGAACGGCTATATCCTTCTCGGTAAGGGCAAGGTGTACAACGGTGGTGCTGGTCAGTGCGGCATCCTGATGGATCCTTCGTACCCTACTGCGTAAATGGTACATTTAAGTGGTACCCTACTGCGTAAATGGTAATAATATATATTTTTGAATTAACTATATAAAATATAGTATGTTCATAATTATACGGGGTAAGTATTCTGGTTCGGTACACCACCGTTGAGCGCCACAATTGCGGGACCGCCACCGTTAGCAGGACCGCTGTTATTTAGGGTTAAAAATGAGTAGACTGTTCGCGTTAGTGAGGACATGTAATACTGCGATGGCTGCTGGGCGCGAATCTCATTGCCGGCAAATGTGATGTGCGGCGTATTACCACTCTGGTTATTAATCACCACTGTAAACGGCTCACCTACAGCCAGTGTTGGCGTGCTCAAAGGATTTGAAGGATTTGTAGGATCACGGATGTATAAGTTTAGTGTGGCGTTCAGATTTGTCATTGTGCTCATTATAGTGATATTCGCTACATTGCCTAATGCGGGATTCGCAAAGACATCGGCGTTATTTGAGCCCGCCGCATTATTGTAAGGTAATTGCGTATATCCAGTGTAGTAAATAGCAGGGGTAATAACACCACCGTTGTAGTACGTGCCTGCTGTAACATGACCCGTCGTTGCTACAACATTACCGGAGGCGGCAGTAATTGTGGATGCCGACGTAATGTAGGACGCCGTAGAAATAAATCCACCTGCTGTAATATTACCCAAGGTGTAAATAGACATACCAGCATCCGTAACATTTGCTGTCGGGTCAACGCCATCCGTAATGAAGTTTGGCTTATCCGTATTGTAAATAGTAAACACAGACGAGTTAGGATCAATGAAGCCCGTGAGCTGCGTCTGCGCATCGTACACACTCACCATGTAAGTATTAATGCTAGGATTGGCACCTGGATAGAGCTTGCGACCGGTCTCTCTTAAAACACGACCCGCCGGGCAGTTTGCCAATGTTGCGCCACTGACCGATGATAATGAGCCTACCGTGGTGCCCTGCGCGTTGACGCTGGTTGTGTATGTAAAAAAATTATTGTAAAAATTTGCTGCCGAATAGTACGACAGGCGGCTGGTATTCAAATAGGATGCATGGTTTGCGCGCCCAATCGTTGCCATTGTTTCTACTATACAATATTTTTTATTAGACATTGAAGGATCAGTGCAACCCCGCTACCATACACTGTTCCCCCAATCACTTGTGCCAATGAATGACAATGTTTTGCGTAACGTGCCCAGCCAATTGCCGATAGCCACGTAATTCCTAAACTCCAAATAACTGGATTTTTTGTACTGATAAACAAGGTAGACAAAATCATATACGAACTCACTGCCATATGCTCACTTGGCATACCGTATTCACCCTTTGCCGATCCACCACTGTTTTGGATATTACAATTCATTGCGCCTGCCGGTCTCGGATCTTTGATTATCTGTTTTAACAGTTTTGAGCCTATTATAACGCCAAATAATACAACAGAAACTGTCATGTATCGTGTTGTATTCTTAAGAGATGTGATAGCGCCAATGAGCGGAAGTGTGATAGTCGCAACACCGGTCAGCGATAAAAAATCCGCAAGCTCCATTCTAATTTAGTATCGGCGATTCTTACGAGTCATTCGGCGGCGACCACCGCTCAGCTTCAGTTTGTTCTCGTTCAAGTAAGAAAGATTACTGAGTACATGATGCGTATTAAAAGTCTTAATCTCCTCTAAGTTCACATTGAAATCTTTGATAAGATGTTTCACAACGCGTACTACCTTATCGTGTATACGCTGTAAATCTTCGTGGTGTGTAGAATAGTTCGGGTCATTTACAAGTTCAAAGAGAGCATCACGTAAGTGGAGCATACCATTCACAACACTCTGCGCATATGCATACTGAATATCGGGATCTTTAACCCCTACTAAGTAGCCTACATGCTCAAGTTCGTTTTGTGCCCAGTGCATGACACCCTTAACTGTCATTTTGTACTCCTTTGCTGACATTATGTTTTCTATCTAGTTTGAAGATATTGTTAGAACCGCATCGGTTTGAAATCCATCCGCTGGGCTTTCCTCATACCCTCGAGAATTTACATAAATTTTACCACTTGTTCCATTCATTCCGTGACTATAAATCGTTCCATGGTGCGTTAGACATGTGCGTCGATCTTGACAACCGTATGTAAAGATAAAGAGTTTTCTATACGAACTTGGTTCAGTTGGTGTCCATAACGCAAGTTTGTATGGCTCATAAATATAGAATGGATTTTGCTTCGTCAGCATAAATACATTATCATGGTGTTTCAATATATCATATAGATTATTCGACATACTTTCTTCCACTTCACCAGGAATATAGATGATGGAATGCCAGCGTGAGGCTGCCCAAGTAAAGAAACTACTATAATAGTCACTTGAAGGATGTCCTATATTTCCAACAAGTGCAAGAATTGGTGCGGCGGGTTGGAGAAATAGTGGGAACAGTGGCTTTTCGTGACGGGTTACATATAGATTGCTGACATACTGAAGACGAATTATAGCGGCGGGTGAGGCACTCGCAGCTGTATGAATAATCTTACGTGAAGCTTGCATTGATTGTTTATTGCCCTTTTTAGGATAACGAAGAATCAAATTTTATGGGTGATTATCTAAACTTCCTGTGCTACTAACAATTAGAGTATGGAGTCCTGTAACGATTCGATTGTGCGCGCGGTAGTCGCTAAGTTTCTGCAGCGTTCTGCAGTAGGCGTGACGAAGTACGGGGTCACCCTTGACCGCACAGACTTAGGAGCGGGCGATTGGATCCAGCACGCCCAAGAGGAACTGATGGACGGTATTTTGTACTTGGAAAAACTAAAACAGACGCTTGCTCTTTCTGCTGCTGCTGCTGCGCCTGGTGCTGCTGCTGCGCCTGGTGCTGCTGCTGCGCCTGGTGCTGCTGCGTCTGGTTCGTCTCACGCGGGTAAGTAGTTTATCTTCTACCGCATTACGCAAAGGCGGCTCAAGTGGTAGAAGCTGCGGCTCTTCTTTTTCTGTTCTGGCTGCTCTAGACACCTTTCTTTCTAGCTTTTCGGCATTCAGCATATTTCTTATCTTTTTTTCCAGATTTTTATGTGTAAAATTGCTCGTATTTCTTCCTTGTCGTGTAAGTAATCGCACCGCCAATAAATGTTGTCGGTGCCATTTTGCTCTCTCGGCTGCTAATTTTGCGGCATTATCAGCCATTCCTTACAATGGGGTTAGAGAATGAATGCCGCAGTTGGCTGGTAAACATCCACTTTGCGATTAAGTTCGTACTGCTTATATCCTCGGGCGTTCATAGCGACAAGGATATTATTCTTTGCGTGGATATAGGCACTGCGGTGTCCGTGCCCGCAAATCCATACACGGACCGGTAGTCTAAACAGATCGTCGTCTTTGGACGCATAACAGGACCGCCAGCAGTCATCCTGATACTCGGGCTCTAGAAGCCGATGCGTAGGAAGATAATGAGTGATGACGACCGCTTTATGATTTCGTGGAACGGCGCGAATGGCATCGGCGAGTAATTGTTTATGGCGTTTGTGCGCTTTTTGGTGGTCAATAGGATGCGTTCGGCAGAGTTTGTCACCGCGCTCTATAAATGTCTTTGTGAAATCGCCTTTGCCGAGTACTTCGTCATGAATTTCGGGATCAATATCTGAGTATAAGGTAGCACCAATAAAGACAAGTTTGGTATTGGGAATCGTATAGGTTTGACCGGCTTGTAGATAATGGATATTATAAAGTACAGCACTGAGGCGCTTCAATAGTTGCTCCGTATCCTGGCGACTGCGGGGCATCTTCGGGTCATTACAAAAATATTCATGATTTCCTGCAATGAGAATCACATGATTCCAATTAATGGAACACCATACAAGAAAATCTTGGTAGATATTGGACCATACCGAGGCTATATCGCCTGCAAGAATAAGAATAGGTGCAACAGGGGTGATAAGTGTTTTGAAGTCTATATTTGGGGGAAGATGGTCTAAATGAAGATCGGATGCGTACTGGACCGTGTGCGGCATTTTACTAAATAAATGCGCCGCGTATTTAGACCGTTAGTCGTGCGTACTGATATAATTTGCCGGCTTTTTGAGCGGTCCCTCCTTGAACACCGCCTTTACACCGCCTTTGGTGTACCAACGCTCAGCAAAGTCGTACTCTGCCACCAGTGGCGGCGGGAACTTGCGTGTGGAGAAATTACCAAAATCGTAAAACCTCACACGATTGAGTGACGGCTGTAAGGAGTACAGGGGCCAGTATCTAACCAACTGATCAAATGTTTTAATCTTATTTTGCCCTAGATTCTCGTCTATCATCTTGGAATGATGAACAATACAATAATCGGTTGTACATGTCTTCTGTTCGGTTGTCCGTTTCATCCAGTCAATCTTATCCTGCTCATTATTTGTTAACTGAAGTTGAGTAATATCCGTCGTGTCCATGATATTAAATGCCTCAGTAAGGAAGGCGCGTACTGGGTACCAACTCTCCTCCCAATGAAACCAATACTTATATGGAGTTATGTATGGAAGTAGTATGTTGAGTGATTTCACCTGCCCTTCATCGTGTTCACCTTTTTGTAAAAAGGTAATAAACGGATACTGTTCATGCATAAGTTTTGCCCAATTTGCCCTGGGTTTCTTACAGTATTCATTAATAACAATCCATTTGTCAATGCGCGCAAGGGTCTGTGGGTCGTGGAGATTGATGAGTTTATTTATACCATTTTGAAAGAGTGCCCAACTATCGCGCTTCGGGCAGTCAAAAAATGTTGTACATAGGAAAATCGTATCGGCTTTGGTAAATACGCCACATACGATGAGTAACAGAAGTACTGTTACTAAAAGCAAAAGTAGTATCTCGTAATTCATACCCTACGGGGGCGAGTGAAAAAATTGAAAGTGTGCGGTTTAATTTATTAGAGGATGCACACAATGTCTATTCCTCCTATCGGTTATCACTGCGGCACTGGTGTCGGTAGTCACGGCACCGGCTTTTCCTCCTTTCTCCATTCCCTTCATGGTAAACTTCCCTCCTTTTCGGCTGCCCAGATATTTGCGGCATCGCCGAAATCCTTTGCCCACTGTGCGTGGACGCCCTCTACCTGTGATAAGGTTAGACTGGTCGTCGAGACCCTTAACCTACGTCTCTTCATCCATGCGCCCTATATCATCAATCCATGTTCATGGGATGATACGGCGGGTGCTGACTGTAGTAGCTGGAAGCGCCTGGTTTCGCTTGTCGTTAATCTCCTCCAGGCAGGTGCTCGAATTGGTGCGCGAGGCGTCGTTATCCACGTCGGAAAGTCCCTAAAACTCGGCGAAGCCGAGGGTCTGCGCCGCATGCGCGGGTTCTTCTGCGCTGTTATGGATGCTGCTCGCAGTAGTGGTGCGCCGTGCTGCCGGCTTCTGCTAGAGACCTGTGCGGGTCAGGGCACCGAAGTCGCTCGTGATTTGGGCGTGTTCGGTGCCTTTGTAAAGGACTTGGTCGGTGTTTATGGTGCCGAGTCGTTCGGCTGCTGCGTCGATACCTGCCATGTCTTTGCGTGCGGCTATAAGATGACTGGATTGGCGGCACTTATTGGGGAGAAGATCGGCTGGTCCAATGTCGGCGTCATTCATCTCAATGATTCGTTAACGGCATGCTGCGCCCATGTGGACCGTCATGCCAATATCGGGGAAGGTACAATTGGTAAGGATGAGTTGGCGAAGTTTTGTAAAGAGGCGGCTATTTCAGCACCTGGTCTCCCCTTCGTTTTCGAGACGCCTGAGAGCGGCGACGGGAGCTCCCGCGTTTCCGAAATGACTTGGTTCTCGTCACTCTTTTAGGCTCGCCCAATCGTATTGTTTTCCTCGCTTCTACACTCTTAATAATTCGTCCAATCAACGGGTCGTTTTTCAACACCTGTTCGACTTCCTTTGCAAAGGCAACCGCCTCTGGAAAGTGTGATAGATCTCGGCACCGATATACCATAATTTGAACACGATCCTTATCACCTCCAGGTTTCAAATGAACGATAATTTCTATGGTGACCGATGGTTCTTTTGGATGACGAAGAATATAGACAAACTCTTCAGCGCACGGAAATCCAAGAATTTTACCCATAGCTTCTTCATTGTAAATCTCTTCCCATGTATAAGCATTTTTAGAAATAATCATTCCTTCAATACTCGGCGACTGTTTCAAATCGGGAAAATACTTTTGTATCCCTACAAGTTTTTGGCTTGATTCTAGGTTGTATGGTGAGTTTTCCCCATAATCAATATACTGAAGTAAAAAAGCGTTTCTTACGCCTTCTTGAACAAGAACGCAATTGACAAGTTCCTCTACGCCGATTCTGCTTACAGCATTTCTTAGCTGTTCCATCTTACTTATAGTTACGATTAATATGACCAATCAATACGATATTGAATATAATCCTTGTTGAACCATTCCAGTGCCGCCTTGAATTCATTGTGATCCTTTTCCGTCCAATATACACACTCCTCATCATAGGACTTGACTACGTCCCATGACGGATACTTCTCTAGAAATTCGTAAACAGACACATTATAAATATCCTTATTTTCAAAGACACACGTTGTATAGGCGTGAAAGATGCTTCCCCGCTGATTGAGGAACCGTCTATGCTCCTTAGGAATCGTGAGTTTTGACAGGTCATAAATACGCATACGAGAACCATCAGAAATATAGAAGTACGGCTTTCCTGTATCCGAACAAATCAGTAGATCAGCATGAATGTTAAGATCAAACCCCATTTTATTTACTTGTGGTATATGATTATTGTTACGGGTTTAGGTCAATTTTTATGTTTATTTGAAATCTGGATTCCATGTATTGACGCCATCCTCTAGAAACTCTTTGAGAAACCAGTTCATCATTTCTTTGGACTTGTAATAACTGGCGTGTCCAAAGTCAATAATATACACCTTTTTGTCCTTTTCAATAAAATTGTAAGGAGTAATATCAATATATTCAATACCTTCTCTGTGATACAATGTATGAATTATAGTACGAATAGAGACCCAAATGTATGCGGGAATACTAGTGGGATCTTCTCCATACTTATCAGCAATACACATTTCCTGTAGGTCCTCCATATGAATCTCGTCCTCTGTTGTCTTATAAACTTTAGGCGCAAATCCATACGATGCTGCTATGTTTTGAAGTTCTGCTTCATCCTCTATAGTGTTGGGGCTGACCTTCTTTATAAATACCGCCATTCTACTCAATGGTAGTATTTATATGTATACTTCACTTTTTGTGATATATTAGAAAAAATTGAGACGGCTGCACACGGTAGTTTAGTTGGTAACAATGGATATCTTATATAACTTTATAGATACGTTCTGTAAAGAGTACAATATAGACCCTAGCCATGATGTTACCCACTCGCGTGATTGTGTGTACTTTGCTGAGAAGCTAATGGACTATTCATTTAGCATGGATGAGAAATCAATGGTAAGGTACGCTGCCGCTCTTCACGACTGCGTTGATAAGAAGTACGTAGATCCTGAACTAGCATCCCTACACGTCCATCAGTTTCTAACAAGTATTGGATGGAGTGATGCGCGGGCGGATGCACTTCTGTCCATGATTACTACAATGTCCTATAGTAAGTTATGTGGGGCAGTTGTGGATAGGAAGCCAGTCTTTCCTGATCATGGTGATTGGGACCGTGTGTATCACGTAGTCCGCCAGGCGGATCTACTGTGCTCCTATCGGGTTCATCGGTGCTATCAGTATCAATTGCGAATTCATCCTGATTGGACCGATCATGAACATTGGGTGCGCGTAAAGGCGATGTTCCAAGATCGTATGTTCAAATATGTGACAAACGGTTGGTTTGTTTCACGAGAAGCAATGGCACTTATTCCTCCGCTTATTGAACAGGCGAAAAAGGACTTGGAGGTAAATAATGGAGTGGCACCGGCTGGGTATGGTGTTTAGGGCTTACAGTTCTTCCACCATTTGCGGGCGGATGCGGAAGATTTCCTGGCGTTTCTAACAATATCAGCATCGGGTCCTTGGGCGGTTTTGCCGCAGACAAGCATGGACGCCACGCGTGCGTAACCCCACTGCTGCTCGGTGGCACCTGGACGATGACCGGTGCGCCAGGCGGCTAAACCGCGGTTATAGGAGGCTTTGAGGAAACGAAGGGGGACACCAGTGACGGCGGCTTTTGCCTTAAGAGATTTGGTCTTATTCGGATCAACGCCCATACTGCGGAACTTACGGGTGAGTTGTTCAATGTATGATGAGGTCTTCGTTTTGACCCCTTTATCGGTTTTGAATCCCTGGTAGGCTCGTGGTGACCGCCAATCAATGGCGCCAAAATGCTGAATCTCCTTATAACGCTTTGCTTTTTGGGTCTTGGAAAGACCAGCGTAATAACGAGTAGGATGGTATTTACGGCGAGTTGGTGCCATAGGGCTTCTTAACTAACCGGGCGATATTTGTATGGGTCTAGTCGCGTGGGAACATCATGAGTGCTAACATGACGCTAAAGAAAATGATGGTGTGAACAAAGAGACCTACAGGGGTTGGTGCGCCAGCGTTGTTGGCGATTTCTGGCATGAACCGGCTGAACAGCCAATCGGTAATCTTATAGGTCTCAGGGTTGGCGACTAGGAAAAACACTAGGGCGCTGTAAAAACTGTACTTTGCCTTTAGGAGAATATTCATTTACGATTCTTTCTTGTATAGCGGGTAGATTTTCTTTGTGCGCGTCTGCCGCCTTTCTTTCTGGTAGTGTTGAGTACCGATGGTTTATTACTTAATTTTCCTATGGCTTCAAACAGATTCTTCAGGTATAGTGTCCAGTGTGTCTTATCCAATTTCGTTTTGTAGTTCTTGAGGAAAGCGGTCTTCAATGGTCCATCGGCATCAAAGCCCTCTAAGAATTCGTTGATAAGCGGCTCTACATCCTTGAAGTCGCGGACCTTGTCACCGTCTTCATAAGCCGCTTGAAGTTCCTTGAGTTGGTCATATTTCTCATCTTTATTAATGTCTTTGCCTCTATTTGGTTCACGCTTGATGGCTTCACCTAACTGTTTCGCGATCTCAGTTGTTGTGCGGTCCTCTTTTCCTACACCCATAACTAACTTGCGATTTGCCGGCTGATCTTGATTATTGTTAGGTGGTGGCGGCGGTGCTTCGTCATCATTCGGTGGCGGAGGCGGTTCGTCATTGTTCGATGGTGGAAGGAGATTTTCGTCATTATTATTATTTACAGTCCATGTATTATTATTTTCATTGTTTAATGGCACTGGCTCATATCCTCTCTTACGAGGGTGTTCTGGTCCAAATGCTGTTCTATTGTCTTCGTCATTGTGGTCTTCGTCAAGGTGTCCTGTCGGCTCTGTGTTATTATTATTCTTTATAACGATTCGCTTACGCTTTGGCTTCTCTTCCTCTTCCTCTTCCTCTTCCTCCTCTTCTTCCTCTTCATCGCTGCTTGCCGGTAAACCACGCGACTGTTTTGGTCCAAATGATTCACGCTCTTCTTCATCGTCTTCATCTAAATGTCCTATCGGCTCTCCGTTATTATTATTATCAATCACTATCCGTCTACGCTTTGGCTTATTATTTTTACGATTTTCAAGGAGTAATTGCGGTCCTGGTGCTGCTGCTGCTGCTGCCGGTGGTCTATTCCAGTTCTCAAGCAGTAGTGGTGCTGATGCTGGTGCTGGTGCTGGTGCTGGTGCTGGTGCTGGTGCTGGTGCTGGTGCTGGTGCTGGTGCTGGTGCTGGTGCTGGTGCTGGTGCTGG